CAGCACCAGCAGCACCAGCAAGACAACCCAGCACCGAAGAATCAGTTCCTTTAGGTGCGGCAATTGTATTAAGTGAATTAGAAGACCTAATAAAAGCTAATTTTCAATTTTATGCAGGTAGACCGATTGACAGGTTTGAATTCAATGCATTTAATTCAGATAATAGAAGATTAACAATACTAGCACAAACTATAGAAACACAAAAAAATAATTTTACAAATATCAACGAAAGTGCATTTTCCTTAGATCCTTTAAATATTACATCAATAGATGGTTTTGCAGCCTATAGAAATAGGATTCAACGCCGATTAATGGAAAAAGGAACACCTACGCAAGAAAGTATAGGATTCAGTAAATCTAAGGAGTCTTTTGAAAAAGTAAATTCAATTTCAAAAAAATTGAATGTTAATAAAAATTCCATCGACGAAGGTTTATTTACAATCAACGAACGTACTTATATTCGTCTACCTATGACGGGAGACGGAAATTGCATGTATTATTCTATATTAATTGCAGAATATTTAGATTCTGTGTTAAATAATCTAGAACCTAGTATTGTTGATATTCGTGGTAACCCTTATATAGGTCTAGGTAATTCTTCTGAAGAAGTATCCAAAATTTTTAGACAATCAATGCAAGGTCAGAGTCGCAATTTAATAGTGAGGCGGACGGGTCGGGGGCAATTTGGAGATAATCTAGATATGGTTGCCAGAAAATTTAAACAGGATTTATACAGATCTTGGATATATAGAGAAATCAAACCTAAATCTAATATAAGACTGGGAAGAGGCTATTTTTTTAAAGAAAGTGAGATTGATGGCACAAGCGCAACAGATATTACTGAGTTGCTTTCAGGTATGAGAGACCCAGATAATATGACTCAAATACAAGGCAACCCAAATTATAATAATAAAGATATTGATGATTATTTTAATTTTGTTTTTAATGACGGATACAGTATAGATGAGCGTAATATATATGAAACGGCTGGTGCTAGTTATCCATTAAATGCAGATCGGCAACTAATTAAGGACAAAGAATTAATTATTGGTTCAAAAGCAACTAATCCAGAATTTGGCAGTACCCTAAAAATATGGGGTACTGTTGCAGAAATTTTTTTTATTTTAATACGGTTTAGAAATTTAAGAATATTTATTTGTGATATTACTTCTAGTAGCCCTACTCAAGAAATCGCTACGTTTAATTTAAACAATTATGGTATAGATACTGATAGTGATGAAGATATTAGAACAATTTATTTATTATATACGGGTATACATTATGATGTACTGGTAGACACTCGAATACTAGATAGATTGGTTTAAATATTTTATTTTTCCAAAAAAATATGTAAAAAATAAAATAAAAATTGGTCAAAATAATATTAGACTGTATACGTTTTAATATTATTTGTCATTCATTTTTATAATTACAATGTAATGATTAGTTATTTAGAAGATTATTTCTAAAGCCTCATCCTCCTTTTTGTATAGTATTAAAATCTTCTATTTGTTTATTCAATCCTCATGATCCACCGCGTCTACGACGGCGACGAGTTCTACGGCTGCGGCGAGCGCCCTTAGTTTTTCTACGCGGACTCTTTCTGCGAGGTGCTTTTCTGCGTTTTCCTCCGAGAGTTACCTTCTTCTTTCCGTAATGTTTGCCACCATACATCTTGTAGGTTTTTGCTTTATTTCCAGGCATTATAATATAACAAAATATAATAAATAAATTAAATATATATATTATATGAAATTTTCCAAACAAAGTGAAAAAATTATTAAAAACCTGAATACTAAATCAAGTGTACCTACATCGGGAAATAACGATATAAATATGTTATACGAACTTCTAAATAAAGCTAACTCAGAAACAAAAGATATACCTATAGATACTAAATATTTTACTATTAATACTGTTAAAGATATTCCTAAACCAGTTAGTTTTAATTCTAATTTTTTGCCAGATAATATACGAGAGTCAATAAATAATGATTCAACTAGTTATATTCGTTATATTTATGTTTTAGATAAAAGACAAATAAGGATAAATATGATTTTTAATGAAGAAAACATAGAATTAGAAATGGATAAATATAAGGAATATATTAGAACAATATTGTTATGGTTAAAATTAATAACAAATTTTACCTCGAATGCCTGCAGTAATAGACTAACAATATATTTGTATATGACGGATTTTAAAAAAGTATTACCTAAATCAACTGTTGATACAATAGGTATTAACAATATAAATAGTGGATATAGTGATATTTGTAAAAGAGATTCAGAGATAGTTATTTATAGAAAAGAAGAGTGGTTAAAAGTATTAATGCATGAAACGTTTCATAATTTAGGATTAGAATTTGGACAAATGAACATAGATACTTTAAAAGTTAAAATAAAAAAGTTGTTTCCCATAGAATCTGAATTTGCGTTATATGAGTCATGGGCTGAATCCTGGGCCTTAATTATGAATACGGCTTTATGTGCATACAAAATGTTAGACGATTCAAAAAAAAAAGTAGATTTTGTTTTGTATTATGAATTTTTAATACTTAATGAAAAGAAATTTACTTGTTTACAAGTTGTAAAAATATTAAATCATATGAATTTGACATATGATATGCTAATAAATCCTGATATGAAAGAACAAGTGAATCAACTTTATAGAGAAAATACAAACGTATTTGCATATTTTATAGTTAAACTATTATTAGTATTTAATGATAATAAATTTATTAAATGGTGTAAAAAAAATAATCCACACATTGTTAAATTTTTAAATACTGAAAAAAATTTATCAAGTTTGTTTAATTTTATAAAAACGATGTATAAAAATAAGGACTTAATTTCTAGTATAAGAGAGGCAGAGGGTTTTTATCATTCACAAAAAGATAATAAATTAAAAATAACTTTGCGCATGTCTCTATGTGAATTAATATAATAAAATTGAAGTTTATAATTTTTATTATTTGATAAAATAGATGGGAATAAAACAACTAAATTCATTTTTGAAACAATCTTGTAAAAATTCTATAAAAAAAGTACACTTTAATGAATTATCTAATAAAAAAATAGCGATAGACATAAGTATTTATTTATATAAGTTTTTGGAAGATGGTAGTATAATAGATAATTTATATTTAATGATAGGATTATTTAGAAAATATAATATCATACCAGTATTTATATTTGACGGAAAACCACCAAAAGAAAAGAATGAAACAATAAGAAAACGACTAGAACAAAAGAAACAAGCAAAGCAATATATTATTTCTCTAGAAGAAAGATTACATCATTTAGAAAAAAATCCAAATTTAAATACTCAAGAAGAGATATTTAAAATTAAAAATATAATGAAACAAGAATTTAAAAAAACATTAAGATTGACAAGAAACGATATTAAAATTTCAAAAGAATTAATTCATGCATATGGTGCATGTTATTTGGAAGCTACTGGAGAAGCTGATAATTTATGCGCCGAACTGGTTAAAAAAAAATTAGTATATGGATGTCTTAGCGAAGATATGGATATGTTTGTATACGGATGCAATAGAGTTTTTAGAAACATGAATATTTATAATGAAACAATAGACTATTACGATTACAATAAAATACTAAAACAATTAAAATTATCATCAAAAGAATTCAGAGAAATATGCGTTTATTCGGGTACCGATTATAACGAAGGAAATCATATTTTTCAAACATTTAAATTATTTAAAATTTTTAAAAAAAACAAAAGCAAAAACGGTAATTTTTATGAGTGGTTAGTTCATCAAAATTATATTAAAGATAATATACAATTATATCAAACCTATTTTATGTTTGATATAATGGGAAATAATTTGGATCAACTTCACGATAGCAATAAAAAAATAAATATTAAACTAAATGATGTCAATAAAAGTAATTTAAATTCTATATTAAGAAAATCAGGTTTTATAATAGAATAAATTAGGTTATATTAATAAATATAAATTGTGTTATGAATTATTAATTATTATTTTTTTATTTCTTTAAGGAGGTACAGTTAGCTCTCCACTCTTGCTTTGCTTGGCAAAATGAGGGCTCATGTATCGTTGAAGATTAAAGTAGGTAAGTTCGTCATTCTTTTTTAGCTTTAGAAGACTGCGAAGCTTGTCATCAGGGTTAATCTTACGTCCATTACTCTTATCTTGAAGATCGTGAGAACGAATGTACTTGTTAATCTCGCGAGTGACTTCTGTGCGAGCCATCTCGGTACCAGTAGGCTTTCCAAGGAAGGTAGCTAGCTCACTGCTAATAAGAGTTGGCTTTACAAAACCACTTGGCGCGCGGTTAGTATTCTTGCGCTTCTTCTTTTGACTAAGCTTCTTGGCTGCCTTCATCTCTCGCAATGCAGCTTTCTCAAGTACGCGGAACTCACCCTTGAGTGCCGACATTTGAGAAGCAATGTTTTGAATCTTTGCTAGAAATTCAGTGAATCGGCCACTGAGTTCATCAACTTGAGTATCTTCTGACGAGTCGGCTACGGATTCTACCGACTTCTCTACAACAGGTTCTTCTACAACGGGGGCAGCTACTTTCTTAGAAGGCTTGACAACAGAAGACGATGGCTTGGTCGCGCGCTTTCGAGGAGGACTCGACTTAGGAGGCATATTATAATAGATAATACGCTATACTTTTTAAGTTCTTTTGAAAAAGAATTAATATATTATGTTTTTTGCTTGATAACATCCTGTAAAAATAAAATAAAAACGAATAAAAACGAATAAAAACGAACAAATTAGTATACAACTGATTGATAGAACCAAGGAAGAGATATCGCTGCATTATTACTAACTATTGTTAATGCTGTTAAAACATAACAGGCTCCTAAACTTTTAAATTCGTTGTTTATACCATGCTTTATAAATTTTTCAATAATAGAAAGGGCGGTTGATTTTAGTTGATTTAACGATAAATTATTCGATATGTATTGCATATTAATATTGATAAATGGATTTCCTAAAGGAGGGCAAATAGAAACTTTTGTAATATGATCGATTTGTGCACGATACGTCCAAATATCATACAATTCATGTATAAATGTTATTAATTGATGAATATTTAATGATAAAAGCCATGAACTATCTGTATAATTACCTAGTGCATCAATTTCTTGAAATATGGATAAAGCTCTTAATTCTATCTGTTTTGAATAACTTATATTCTCATTTTCTATTTTAATATTTGTTGTAATATTTAATATTTTACTTAGTTTTATCAACCTATTAATCGTATTTAATGGATTATTTTTTAGAGTAAATTCACTCCTATTATAGGGATTTGACGGATTCTTTTTATTTTTTTTTATGTAAGTATAAAGAGATATAATATCAAAACCATAAATAAAACCATCCTTATCTTTAATACTAATAAATTGATTATAGTCTATATCTTTCATATCCGTTAAAGTATAAAAGTCACTTTGATTATTACACAATTCTCTTTTAAAAAATGCAGGGCCTTTTAATATTATATACCTTTTAACAATCATTTTTCTTATATTTTTTTGGATTTTTATAATTATATGCGAGAGTTTTAAAAAATTGTATAAATTATTTAAAATTTCATTTTTCTTACCACTAATTTTTTGTTTATAATGCTTGGCAATTAATTTTAATTCGGATAAACGATAATTGTATAAAACTAAGTTTTCATAATCTTTATATTGAAGTATATTTCCACTTACTTCTTTTGGAGACCTTTTATTAGAACTGAAACTCATATTTGTGTAAAATGATTTAATATCTATTTTTCTTTTGGTGGGTTTTTTCACATTACATTTATTTGTACTTATAACAATATTTTGACTATTTAAACTATTTAAGGTCATTATATTATTAAATTATATTTTCTTTTTGAATCATTTTTATAAAATAATAATGATTTTAACAATCATTATTATTATTTATTTTTATGCGATTCTGAAAAAAAATTGATCCACAAATACCCCTTAAAAAAGAAAATAATCACGATGTCCGCAATGAACCCCGAAGATCAGATTATCAGTGGCGCCGCCCTCTCCCCCGCTAAGGATGTATCCTACGGTAAACCTCGAGTAAATGCAAATGGTGGAAAAAGCATTGCTCTTCTAGGAAAGTTCAATAAAAATCTCCATGTTTCTACTCCACTTATGATGACATGGGGTCTAAATGTAAATGAATTTGAAGCCGGTAAAAAGACGTATGATTTGTCTTTGCAATTCCCGCGTGAACAGGATGCAAATTATTCTGAACAAACGGTAAGCTTTCTTGAAAATCTTACTAGTCTGGAGGACATGATTAAATCCGATGCCATTAAGAATTCGAAGGATTGGTTTAATAAAGCGAAGATGACTCCTGAGGTTGTAGATGCTCTATGGAGTCCTATGTTGAAATATCCAAAGAATCCTAATACGGATGAACCAGATACTTCACGTGCACCAACCCTTCGTGTAAAACTTGAATATTATGATGGAAAGTTTTCAAAAGACCTTGAATTGTATGACCTAGAAGGCAACCTTATGTATCCTCCTATGAATGATAGCGGTGAAGCGGACTTGACCACTTCTCCTGAAAGTCTTATTCAAAAAACTCAAAATGTAGCACTTGTTTTGAAGTGCGGTGGACTATGGTTTGTGGGTGGTAAGTTCGGAATCACCTGGAAACTAATGCAGGGTGTGGTACAACCTCGCGCAACTCTGCGTGGAAAGTGTCATATTAAACTAAATGTTGCAGAAAAAGACCTCATGAAAAAGGCCGCGGCGGCAGAAGAAGAGGATGACGACGAAAATGAGGAAAACGTTGGAATCGATGTAGAGGATTCAGATGATGAAGAAGAAACCGTCGCAGAAAAAGACGAGCCAGAAGAACCACAAGAAACACAAGAAGTAGTAGAGCCAGAGCCACCAAAGAAAAAGAAGGTTGTACGGCGCAAAAAGACGGTTGCAGCAGAAGACAGTTAATCTATAATATCTATTAAATAAAAAATAAAATATTCAAGATGATAAATAGGTCTATAATTATTATTATAATACTGAAAAAATAAATACATATGTAAAAATATATCTGGTAATTTATTCTCACTTATTTTTTTATCTGTTATTAATGATTTTAATATATACCATATACAATCATAAATATTTAACTGATAAATAAAAATATCGTATAAATTGTCTCTAAATTTTAAATAATTTATTTGTTCTTTTGAACACATTTTTTCAATTATTATATCACATATGATAACATGCGATGACTGTAAATTATGTAAATTATCATAACCATGTTTTATATTTGTTATATTATCAGTATCTGTATTTTTTAAATATTTACATACTTTTACATATGAACTTTTACTCGGTCTAGGTATATGAATTCTTTCACATATATTTATAATATTATTAGGTATAAAAGAAATATGCTCCGTTAGCAATATGTATTTAAATTCTATTTTCTGAAATAAAGGCTTTTGCATATAACTATAAAAATTTTCTAATAATTCATTGTGAATATCATGAAAATTTTTACACACTATTATACATATTTTATTATTATTACTAACAGATATATTTATTAGTTGGTTATATATATCATTCCATAATAATTTTGAGTTGCAACCTAGTAAAGAAAAATCTATCTCTACATGAATATCACTAACCATAAAATAATAATTTATTTTCTGAAATATAATACAAATTTTTTTTTCGTATTTTAAATTAGATCCACTGTATTTTTTTATACTTTCCAACATTTGTGTATATTTCCCAACCCCTGTAGGACCATACAATATTATATTTTTTAAGTTATCTATTGATTCTGGAAATTTATCATAATATTCCTCATACTTTTTGTGCAATTTACATTTTTTTGATTTTTCTAAGTAATCACAAAAATGGCTCTCGTAATACTTCATATTATTATTATTATTATTAATTGTTTTATTTCTTTATTTACTAATATAAACGTATTATTATTTATAATTTACTTAAATAATAAAATATAAATATACAAATGATAATCGTAATACCAATTAATGAATTCGATGAAAAAAATGTTTATTTTAGTGATGTAGTTAAAAACATTGTTATTAGTGATAGTATTTTTATTAGAATATATTATTCCACTGAATTATTTACAATGAATGGCTTGTTTTTATCTGTTCCTTTGACACTATCTAATATTGAAAAATCATATAGTAAAACTAAATGTTCTTTTAATAGTTTTAATAATATGGATACAATAGATAAAATAAAAGTAATTGAACACGATATACTTAAAAAATTAGAAATTAGAGATAAAACACCGATATATAAAATAACTAATCAATTACTAGAAGAAAACATTAAATTATATAATTTTGATAACTCTATTAAGAAGAATAATTATAATTTTATATGTAAAATTTCTGGATTATGGGACGATGGTAATAACTATGGATTAACATACAAATTTATTACTTAACATGTATCACCTGATATTAATTTACCTTTTTCTTTACATATATTTTCTGTTTCATAACCAAGCATATTTTTTTTACTAGCTAAATCATTGTACATGGAAATAATAGCTATAGATATTCCTATAATACACACTGCAACAAAAGCAGACGCCCCAGCTATAATTTTACTAGAAGACAATGAGTCTTTTCTTCCTTTTAAAACTTTATTTAATAAAAATCCCATGTAAATAACTATGAGTACATCTAGACATAATAATAATATAAAAATATATTGAGAACGCTTCGAAGCGTCGTCTCGACCACTTGAATAACGAGGTGCATATATTTCAGATGTTTTATATAATTTAGTTTTATTTGCATTACTTTTTTTTACGTGTACCTTGCAGTATACACGTTGAAAATTAGGGTCCGCTATAATAAACATATGTATAAATATATAAAAACATACTGAAATAAATACTGAACCGGAAAATAAAATTACACCCTCAATCTCTCTATCGGTAATTAATGTAAAATAAGCGGTAAATATAGATATTAAAAATAAAATAAGATTGCCCCACGATAAAGAATAATATGTTTTAAAATCCATATCATGCGCAAACGGAGCTATAAAACTTTTTACAATTAAAAATATTACATATACACCAATTACAGGAATAATTACATAGCTATTAGTAGTTATTTCTCCAACCATCATATAGTATATATATATATATATTATATAAAGTTATTAATTCTTTCAAGCAATTCTTTTTCGGTGGATTTAGATATATCGTTAATGTCTTTTAATTTACTTACATTTATAAATTTAGGTTTCTTCATTTTTTGTGTTTTATAATATATATAATCTCCATATTTCCCTTTTCTAATACTTAATTCTTCACTAAATTTTTTTATTATGTTTTTATTAGAATTCATAAATTCTTCTATATCGGATACAGTTATTGTTTCATTTATATTTTTTTTAAATCCTTTTAATGATTTTTTATTTGCTCCCCATTCAATATATGGTCCAAATTTACCATTTTTTATAAATATATCATGACCTTCATATTTTCCTATTAATATATTACTGCTATTATTTGTTTCTATTATATCCTCTAATTTATAATCATTATTTCTTAATTTATTTATATCTAAATCTTTTTTCGCATTTTTAAAAGTAATTTTTCCATTTTCATTGCATTTTATAACGGGTCCATAACGACCAATCGTATATTCATGATTTTCATCTATACGAATATTTTTATTGTAAGTAATTATTTTTTCTGAAAGTGAATCAATTGTATCATTACATGATTTACATAAAGTGTTCCATATCATACCTCCTTTTGCTATTAAATCTAAATTATCTTCCATTTCTTTTGTATATGAATAATTAAACATTTCATTATAGTATTCAAGTAAAAACTCTAGTACTATTATACCTAAAGGCTGTATCACTAATTTTTTATTTTCATTACCAATAATCTTTTCTTCGTTTATGGTAATTATCTCTTGTTTCACTACTTTAAAATTCTTACATTTCATTTTTTTACCTTCTATATCTTGTAATTTCACATAATTTCTTTCTTGAATTTTATCTACTAAACTAGAAAACGTTGAAGGTCTACCTATACCTTTTTCTTCTAATAATTGTACCAATTTTGCTTCATTTATATGGGATTTTAAATTTTTAATGGTCATGTTAGCTATAATTTCATTATAATCTATTATTGACTTTTTTTTTAAGGTTGTAAGATAATTATAAAATACTTCTGATTTATCCTCTCCGTATAATATTTTCCAACCAGGAAATACTACACTATGACATGGGTATTTATATAAATGTTCTAAAGGAGCTGAAATTTCGGCACTAATACAATTTAAAATTGCATTGCTCATACAAGCCGCACATGATACTCTCCATATTAAATCATACATTTTTTTCTCTCGTGGTGTAAACTTGCTTGAAATAGATACAATAGATATATCTGTTGGACGAATTGCTTCGTGTGCATCTTGTGTATTTTCATCTTTTTTTGTAATTGTTTTTCTAATACCTAATCCATCTATTTTAGGATTTATATAAGTATCGTCCCATTTAGATATTATGTATTCCTTTACACTTTCTAAAAATTTTTTACTAAAAGTTTTACTGTCTGTTCTCATGTAGGTTATCAACCCTTCTTCATATAACTTTTGACATATTCTCATTGTCTCTTTTGGAGAGATTTTAATTTCATTATTTGCTTGTTGTTGAATCATACTTGTAGTTAAAGGTGAAGGTGGATTTCGTGATACCTTTCTTGGCTTTGAACAAGTATATATATGTTTATGCTGGAGAGATTCATTTAAAAACTTAATCGTTTCCTTTTCCTCTTGAAAACTATGGTTTAATTTAAATTGTAAATTTTTAGAAGTAAAATATCCTGTAATATCATACATAATCTCTCCAGGAGTAGAATCTATTTCTTTTTGATTTTCATATATTAATCTCAACGCAGGTGTTTGACACCTTCCTGCACTGAGTCCTGATTTTGAATTCCAGCTGATATTTTTCCATAATGCTGGAGAGATTTTAAAACCTACAATAATATCTAATATTTGTCTGGCTTGTTGCGCGTTAACTAAATTCATATTTAAAATGGTTGGATTTTCTACTGCCTTACATATTGCAGTTTTAGTTATTTCATGGAATATAATTCTTTTTGTTGTTTCCACGGGTAAAGAAAATACATTACATATATGCCATGCTATTGCCTCACCTTCCCTATCGTCATCTGTAGCTAGTAAAATATCCTTACATTCACTAATACACTTTTTTAATTTCGGATATTGACTATTTTTTTCATTCATAGAATATTTAGCTCGATAATTATTTTCTATATCAATATCTTTTAAACTATCTAATGTCCTTATATGACCATAACTCGCGATACATTTATATCCATCGCCTAAGTAAGACTCTATTTTTTTACATTTTGCTGGAGATTCCACTATTATTAATATCTTGTTTCGTGCGGACATTTATTATATAATTGTATATATTTACATTTATATAATTTCAATTATTATTCATATAAAGGTACTCTCACCTTTAGTAGAGATAGTTTATCTGAAATCATTTCACTCTTATTTTAAAA